TTGATCGCGTTTTTGATCGGTCCGAAGTTGAGATAGATCCGGCGGGCATGGCTCTGCAAGGTCACGCGATCCATCGCAGGCACAAGGTCGCTGATGTCCTTTTTCTCGACCGGCTCGTATGGGCGGTAGCGCGTGTCTTGTGCCGCGCGTGCCGCCTTGTAGCTGATCTGTCTGCCGAATTCGTCGATTATTGCCATGGTGTTCTCGTGTTAAAATCGACCGAGCGAGCGGCTGGAGCTAGGCACGAAGCCGTTGCCAAGATATTCCATTGCCATTCGTAGGGCGGTCTGCCGCTCGGTTTCGTTTAGCCCGACCAGCTTCGCCATGGTAACGCCGTTCTTGGTGGCGGAGGTGATGTTGTCCATGCCGCCCTTGGTAAGTGCGCCACCCATCGCTGCGTCGAACGCAGTCTTGATACCGGCGATCCGCTGTGGGTTGCCGTTGGCGTAGTGGAATAAATTTCTCGCGACTTCTCGGACGTTGGCAGCCATCGACTAGGCGCCCATGTCAAACATCGAAGCCGGGTATGATCTTGACCATCAATGCTGCCACGATCTGCATGGCTTCGCAGTCCCAGCCGTGGTTGTCCCTGCGGATTCTGACCCAGCGAAATTCTACCTGCGAAGTTTTGGCATTTTTCATTTCTTTTTTAACCTCTGCATCAATCTGCTTTAGGTATTCCTTCGGCACGTCATCTGGGATTTCCCATGATGCTGCCTGTCCAGTGCGGTGCGCGTGCAGGATGTCTTTGATCCGGTCGCTGCTCCACCATGCATAGCGGCAGAGTTTACCGCTCGTAGTCTGCGCATTGGAGAATCTGGTGAATGGTCGCTGCACGATGTCACCGTTTTTTTTCTTGTATGCAAATGACTTCTGCGGGCTGCCTCGCAGTGCTGTCCATCCTTGCGACGAGCAGGCGTGATAAACAACGTCGGTGTCGTAGTTTGCATCAATGAATGTAAGTGCAGGCTTTACCTTCATCCTGCGCTGAAGCTCTGCTAGTTGATCGAAGGATTCCAGTCTCCCAAAGTGCAGAAGTCGGCTTGTCCCATCACCGCGCCAACTTCTTACAACGATCCAAAAGTGATCTCGCTGTTTGTCTATCGTCATAAAGCGGAACGTCTCGCCCTCGACTAGCTGTCCGTCTGTGTATTCGGCTAGCAGATATTCATCACCGACTAGCTCCTTACGGTTGTCTGTCAGGTCTTCCTCCCACGCTTCGGCGAGCCTCTTCTGAATAAACTGCCGCAGCGGATCCACGTTGCCTACACGCATTGCAGCCTTCGCCTCAATCGACAGCAGGACGATCTCCCAGAGCGGTTTGCGCCAGTTGCAAAGTACGTTGTAGTGGAAGCCGACATGCCCCGGCATACCGACTGCGGTTGCGACGTATTGCCCAGCCTCGGCTAGCGCTCGTCGCGGTTGCGGTGAGTCGGCGCATGTCCAAGCGCATTCGGCATTGTCACATTTTAGATGCGCTAGCTGCGCCCGTGCCAGCGGCTCCAGCGTGTCGTCCTCATAGCCGACGACGTTGCACCATTTCCAAGGTTGCACGATGCCGCAGTCAGGGCAGGAGAATGAAAACTCGCGCTGGTCGGAATGTCCCCACGCTTTGTCGAGGTCGTCACCTTTCACGCCGGCTTGTGACAGGATAAAGAATTGCCGGTTCCACCGATCATGTAATCGCCCTCGGGCTTCGTTCAACATGCCGGGACGATACTGCCACGCCTCGTCACAAAACACCCGGCGCATCGACTTAGATTGCAGGCCGCTCAGGTTTGCGCCGGTCAGGAACAGGGACATGGATGGGAACAGGATCTCCATCTTGCGCTTCTTGTGCCGGTCGCGGGGGAGCAGGGCAGCGGTTTCCGCCGTGTTCATGATCGCATAATCCATGCGCGTCTCTGCCCAATCCTTGAGGTCGTCATCGGTCTGACCCACCAGCAGCGTCGGGCCGGGATCCTCGGCGATGATGTAGCACAGCCCCGCCTCCATGAACGTGGTCTTGCCGGTTCCAATCGGCGCGAGATAGACGACCTCCTTCACCTCAGGATCGGCGATGATGTCTATCGGCTCGGTCTGCCACGGGGCATTCACCGTCGAGTATTTCGGGGTGAGTCCGTCGAGGATAACAACGCGGTCGCTTGCCCATTGGGCAGGCGTTAGGTCGCTGGGTGGCCGAAAGTTCTTGAAGAATGCCCGCTTAATGCGACGGGATTTCTCCAGAAATTGGCGCTTTGATTCGCTCACCTTCATCGTAAATAATCTGTATGACCTGCGCGGATTTCTCCGCGATCAGTCGTTTCATGGCAGATGCCTCTAGCCCTTCAAGCATCGGCGGCAGGTCTGCCTCCATGCGCTTGATGGCGTTCCGCACCACGGCGGCGATGCCGTCCATGCCGTCCTCGATCTGAGCGATTGAACAATACCGCTCCTGCTCGACCTCCAGCGCGTAGCCTGCACGGAGCGCGTCGATCTGCACCTTGAGCGTTCGCGCGTCGTTGTAGGTGCGGGCGGCTTTGACCTGCCGCACCAGCTCCTCTAGTTCCTGCGGGTCGCCGGTCGTGCCGCTTCGCTCCATGTGGCTCGCGCCCTCGGTCTTGGACTTCTGCAAGAACTCGATGTAACCGCGCACGCTGCGCCAGAGGTCGAACTGGTTGCGCTCGGTCTTGAAGATGATCCCGTCCTTGGCAAGCTGCCCGATACGTGCCGAGGTCAGGTTAAACAGGCGGCAGAGCTGCGTCGTGTCCGCCTGCGCAATCTTGGGTGCGGCTGGTTTCGGCGGTGCGGTCTTGGCTGGTTGTTTCTTCGCGCTCATGGGTTAGGCGAAGGTTGAGAGTGGAGCGCCGGGGTCGGTAGTGAACCGCCCTCTCCAGCTTGGAAAGCTGGCGTGTCCGAAGTGTCACTTCCGGCGCGTTTTGGGTATGGCTTGGCCAAGGGGATAATCTGCTTTCTCATCTCATTGTCAAGTGGCATTAAATAACGATGCTTTCCTTGGCATTTTATTGATTTGGCGTTGCGATCCATTTTTTTAGCACCTTGAAGGTTTTGAATGTGTCCTGCTGATCCTATGGTGCGCGGATGCGTTTTCTTGCCGTTGATCAAATAAAATGTGGCAGATGAACCGGTGCCATCGTAAATCCAATTTGTAGCCTGATAAATGCCGCCATGATGTGATTGGTCCCGATCAGCGAACGACACGACAAGTCGAAGTTTCGGATTTGCAGAAATAAGAAATTTCAATGCTATTGACAAGATTCTTGAAACTGGCGTGTCGTGTCGTGTTAATGCGATTCGGCTCAATTCGACACATTCTCTCTGCGTTAATCCATAAGGCGATCCAAGGTTAGGCGTTGCACCGGGTGAGAATATCACGACGCCGATAAATTTCTGATTCTCCCAAACTCCAATTTTCACCAGTTTCGATTTGGGTAGGGATTGGCTGTAATGCCAATTCTCGCAAGCGTATTTCGCTGCTTCATGCGTTGCCCAGTCAATCTTTAAGACGGGTTTCATGTGGTGAAAAACTTGTGGCAATGAGGGCATTCAATCGGTGATTTCTCATCCAGTTTGCCTTGGTCATCTTCTGTTCCCGGCGCAAAGTCAGGTTCTTGTGGATTCAATGCTGACTCGATTTCATCTACATCAAAGCCAAGCAGCCCGAGGTCAAAGTCCGCCTCCCTTAGATCCGCCAGCTCGATGCCAAGCATCTCCTCATCCCACCCGGCATTTAACGCCAGCTTGTTGTCGGCGATGATGTAGGCGCGTTTCTGGGTGTCGGTCAAATGCGCCAGCCGGATGCAAGGCACCTTCGCCAGTCCGAGCTTGCTCGCGGCCATGACCCGGCCATGCCCAGCGATGATCCCGTTCTCGCCATCGATCAGTATCGGGTTGGTGAATCCAAACTCTCGGATGCTTCCGGCGATCTGAGCGACCTGCTCCGGGGAGTGGGTGCGCGTGTTCCGAGCGTAGGGGATCAGGTCGGCGGTGGGTAGTTGTTCAATTTTTATAGTGGAAAGTAAAACGGTTGCTTGATTTTGGCTCATAAAAGTTTTAATGGTTCCCTTT